TACGCTTCGCTCTTCTCTCGGGCGATCCGTTCGCGTAGGTCCTTCTCCGTCTCTAGGCGGTGCCGCGCGCACTCGCGCAACGGCACCTCGTTCAGGGGCGTGCCACACTCGGGGCACTTCATTTCTGGTATGCCTTCAGGACCATCTCTTGCGGTTCGTCGTGGTCGCCGCAGAAGATCGTCATGTCCTCTTTTCCCCACGCCCTGTTGCCGCAGCACGGGCACTGGCGCATCATCTTGCTTGTGTCCTGCTTGCGGGCGATGGGCTGGGGCTTGGCGAACCACGACAAGTCGATGTCGTCGCGCGCCAGTATCTCGTCGGCGATCTTGTCGAACGCGCCGCCCTCGACGACCTCGTGTGCGAAGTGGGGACCGCTGCGCTTGCCCTCGCAGGTTCCGACGCCGTACGGCTTCAGGTCGATCCGCTCCATCCACTCGCACCATTGGACGTTGTGGCCGCTCTTGCTTGGCTTGCCGAAGGTGAACTGCTCGTGGTGCACCATCTCGTGTGCAAGCGTGCTCAAGACGATCTTGGGTGCCCGGCTCATGGTCTCCGGGTTCAGCGCGATCTCGGACAGCGTGGCTTTCTTGTCCGTGCCGTTCACCCACTGGTCGGACCAGAAGTAACCGTGCGCGCCGCGCTTGCGATGCGTGACCAGCATGACCGGCGGCAGCTTGCCGTCGAACAGCGCGTCGTTCAGGATGTCGAACGCTTTGTAGAGGCTCTGCGTGGTGGTGGACACCTCTTGCGCCGACACGGTGGCGCGCTCGGCCTTGGCGCGCTTGGCAGCGGCCTTCTTCTCGGCCTGCGCGCGCTGCGTGATCTCGGGCTTCTTGGCGGCGGGCTTCTTCTCTTCGGCGGCGGGGTCGGTCGGACGCCCTGCGGCGCTCAAGGCCGCGAGAGCGCCTGCGCCTTTACGGTTCATGTTCGCCGCGCCCTTGCCGACGTCCTCGGCTTGCTCCGTCGCTGCGGCGTGGGCCGCGTCGTACTCGGCGGCGTTCATTACGTACGTTACCTTGGAAGCGGTGCGGTGCGCGATCTCGCCGATATCCGCGAGAAGCGGGTCTGCGAAGGTGGCGTTCAGTGTTACTGTTACGGTGTGTGACATGGTGGTCTCCGTTGAGTTAATATCCGTTCGTCGTACTAAGTACCTACACCCTAGCAGGTACCTGTTCAAGCCCTAATCGACAATCAGGCCCAAATTATCTTGCAGCGCCCGTACGACGGCGTGCCGGTTCTTGGCATTCATGTGCCCGACGCGCTTGGCGCGCTGGGCCATGTGCAGTGGCTGGATCATCGCCCAGCTTCCTACGTTCGGGTTGTCTGGGTCGCCCGTGCGGATCGCGCCGGGGTAGCCGTTCTGGCTCGAGATCAGCGCGACGCAGACTGTCTGCGCCTCGTCGTCGATCCACAGGACCACCCACGGGCGGACCTTCGTGCAATTCCACCCGTCGATCACCACGTCGCCCGGTGCGAGGTCGTAGTTCATTTGCGCGTCGGTGATCATGGCTTACCTCTTCTGAACTCGCCTCGGGCCTCGTAGATGGAGAACAGTCCCGCGCCCTCGGCATCCCTGAAGGCCCAGTGCCGGGCGTGCCGCGAGCAGGCGCTTCGGTGCGGCCCGAAGGCGTGCGCGTCGACGAGGTCGGGGCACACGTCCTTCGTGGTCCGTACGACGTGCAGATAGTGTTCTGGTTCGGTCATTGGTCCTGTCCTTTTAATATGCGTGTGAGCCGGTCCTTCGCGACCTTGGGCTGTCCGCGCTGGACCAAGTCAATCGCCCAGCGTATCTCGGCCTCGAAGGTCGCGCCGCCCTCGGCCTTCCCGACGGGCACGGCGCTGATGGTGTAAGTCGGCGCGATGTCGGTCGCGGACTTTATGGTCGAGGTTGGGCTGTTGACTTTCGCGGGTTGGTCCGGGTCGGTCCAGCCCCACTTCTTCGCGAAGATCGCGTCGATCTCGTCGACCGCCTCGAACAGGTCGTTGACGAGCGACTTCGCCTCGTGCTCGTCGTGCTTGTATCGTACGAGATGGCTTAGAAGACTGACGGCCTTCTCGGCCTTTGGCAGTCGCCCGTCGCGCAGGCTTTGGAATGTTGCGGGGGCATGTGTCATAAACAGGTGTTCCTTCATCCACTCGCGCAGTTCGTTGACGGTCTCCGCCGCGTCGAGCGCGTTTACTTTATTTATCTGTTCTTCTCTGGCGATGCGCTTTTCCCTGCGCGCCGCATAGCCGCGTGCGTGTGCGTTCTTCTTCGCCTCTTCCTCGCCGCACGACGGGCATATGCTGGATGATCGTGTGTTGGTGTGCGCCGCGCCACAAACGCGGCAGGGGACATGTCGTCTCATAACGTGCGACCTTCTGCGTCGGTGCGGTAGTGGATCGTGTCGACGTCGCGGCGCGAGACGCGGAAGCGGGTCTTCCACTGCTTCATGTGCACGACACGAGTGACGCGCTGCGTGGTCTCGCCCAGCTTCTCGGCGACTTCGCCGATGCGTAGGTCCCAGCCCGGCGGTTCGGCGACCTACCAGATACGGAAGGCGAGCGCCTCGTTTCTAGGTGTTAACATTTTGTCTCTCCTATATGCGCCCGAAGGTGGGCGTGCTTCCTAATTATAGGTACCTACACAGTATGTCAAGTACCTAGGCTCGGGACACTTGCTCGGTTTTTCGGTCGGGACAACCGTGTCCGGGACACGACTTTGTCCCGGAAAGAAGGGAACGCTTGCTGACCTAATGCGCTGGGAAATGCGCCGCCATTTTCAGCGCATGTCTGGGACGCGTCCCGAGTGGCGTGGTTTGGGGGCGTGTCACAGGCAAATGTCACGGGAAAAAGTCAACGATTACAGGAAGAAGAAGTATCTTGGGACACTGTGACTATATATATATAAGATCAATGTATATATATATATAGTTATACTATAACAACGCTGGGTACCTGACTGTGTGTGTGTGTATAGTGTACAGCCGCCTATAGGGAAAGTCCGTGTCCCGTGTCCCAAGGTACCCCGGAACTGTTGCCCGTTGACGGCGAGCGCGCCGAAGAGTACCTTGCGAGCATGGAACAAAGAACACCTCCCAACGCGATAGATCGCGCCAAGTTCGACATCCACCCTGATGTCGACGCACGCTTCACTAAGCGCGTGCTCACGCCACGTGATCGCCGGATGGTGGGGGCTTATGTGCGAGAGGGCACTTACGCCGCCGCAGCACGCGCCAGTGGCTACGCCGTGGCGACGGTGAAGAAGAAGATCACCGGCGACGTGGGCATCCGCAAGGCTATCGGCGAGATCGTCGATCAAGCCGCGATCCTGACCGGCGTCACATTGGAGCGCGTGCTTCAGGAATACGCACGCCTCGCGTTCGTCGACATGGGCGAGTTGGTCGAGGTGATGGAGAACGCGAACGATCCCGAAGCTGCGCTCGCCGCGTTCGGGAACCTGCCGCAGGACATCACCGCTGCGATCTCCGAGGTGAACGTCGAGATGTCGAAGGGCAGCGAGGACGAGCCGCCCGTCGGCAAGTTGAAGCTGAAGCTATACGACAAGAAGTCGGCGCTTCAGGACCTCGGGCGTATGCTGTCCGTGTTCAACGACAAGCTGACCATCGAAGACAACGCCGGGTTCGGCGACCGTCTCGTACGGGCCATCAAGAAGATCGAAGACATGGAAAGCAAGAATGAAGATACTGACGCCGAGTGAGCGCCAAGCAATCGCCGAGATCGCCGCGACGTGTCGCCACGATCCCCTGCTATGGGCAGAGACCGCGTGGGAATGGGGGCACGGCGACCTAGCCGAGAAGGACATCCGTTCGTGGCAGGCCGAGGTGTTCGACGAGATCGCCCAGCACCTAGCCGATCCTGACACCCGTCACCAGCCGCTGAAGATCGCCGTCGCCTCGGGGCACGGCATCGGCAAGTCGGCGGGCATCGGCATGATCTCCAACTGGGCCATGACCTGCCACGCTGGCGCACGCGTCGTGATCACCGCGAACACCGAGGGACAGCTTCGTACGAAGACCAGCCCCGAGGTCGCCAAGTGGTTCAGCACATCTATCAGCGCCGCCGAGTTCGACATCGACACGCTGTCCATCAAAGCCAAGCAAGAGACCAAAGACATGGCGTGGGCCGTGGACTTCACGCCTTGGAGCGAGCACAACACCGAAGCGTTCGCGGGCCTGCACAACGAGGGCAGGATCATCGTCCTGATCATGGACGAGGCATCGGGTATCCCGCCAAAGATATGGGAAGTCGCCGAGGGCGCGCTGACCGACGAGAACACGATCATCATATGGATCGCCTTCGGGAACCCGACGAACAGCAAGGGCGAGTTCCGAGAGTGCTTCCGCCGCAACCGTCGCGAGTGGACCACCAAGCAGATCGACAGCCGTACGGTCGAGGGCACGAACAAAGAATACCTGAACGGGTTGGTGCGCAAGTACGGCGAGAACAGCGACCGCGTAAAGGTCCGCGTACGAGGACAGTTCCCAAGTTCGTCCGACCGCCAGATGATCCCGACGCACGTGATCGACGAGGCACGCGGCAAGCACCTGCACAAGAGCGCGTACGACTTCGCGCCGGTTATCATCACCTGCGACCCAGCATGGACCGGCGACGACGATCTCGTGATCGCCAAGCGGCAGGGCCTGTACTTCCAAGTGCTCGACGTGATCCCCAAGAACGACAACGACATCTACATCGCCACCAAGATCGCCCGGTACGAGGACAAGTACGAGGCGGACGCCGTGTTCGTCGATCTGGGCTACGGCACCGGCATCGTGTCCGCAGGCCGTACGTGGGGCAGGAACTGGGAACTGGTCGCGTTCGGCGGCAAGTCACCAGAGCCGGGCTTCGCCAACCTGCGCGCCTTCATGTACAACAGCTTGCAGACGTGGATGGAAGAGGGCGGCGCCGTGCCGGACGACGACGAGATGTACGAGGAACTGATCTCCATCGAAACCCTGCCAGACAACAACGGCATCATACGCCTGAAGAGCAAAGAGCAGATGAAGAAGGACGGCGACCAGTCACCGAACCGCGCAGACGCCCTCGCCCTCTCGTTCGCTCGACCAGTGCCGGCGAAGCGCAAGAAGCTGGTTGAAGACTATCGCAGCATCACCAGACAGCCGACGAACCGTTACGTCGATCAAGACGGCGATTACGTGCCGGAAGCATGACGCTTTACTGCACCCCACAATCAATGGTATAGGTCAAGGGAACTGACGTAAGCCGACGGAGCAAGTCACATGTGCAAGGCCAAGAAGCCCAAGTACGACCCGCCACCAGAGCCGAAAGAGTACGCGCAAGCACTCGAACCGGATCAAGAGGGCGCGTACGAAGAGGCCGTGTTCAGATCGAACATGCGGGGCGGCGGACAACAGCGCAGCACAGTGCTGTCCGGGCCGGGCGGCGTCCAAGAGGGCGTATGGCTCGGCGGGCAGACGAAGCAGCGTAACCTCGGCAACGACGTCGTGCTCGGGCAAGGCGTACAGCCTACGCGCAAAGGCGAACTATCACCCACCGATCTCAACCCGCTGAAAACTAAAGAACCGTTCGGCGTAGCGACGCCGCAGGCGGACGCACGCGCAGCGAAGGCGAAAGCGAAGGCGAAAGCAAAGCCGAAGCCCGTTTCTTACGCCGGGATGTTCGGCGGGCCTGTCAGAGGTAAAGACGGCCGCATGCGCTATCCCGGAGGTGGGAGATAACCATGAGCAGCGAGCAGCTAAAGCAGTTCAACGCAGTCGGCGAGAACCTCAAAGACTTGCGGCGACCGTACGAAGGGCACTTCCGCGAGTTGGGAGAGCACTTCATGCCGCGCCGCTCGCGCTTCTCTGCGGGCAAAGACCACCGCAGCAGCGAGAGCGTGAACAAGAAGCTGTTGAACTCGTCGCCTAGACTGGCGCTGCGCACGATGCAGTCCGGTATCCATGCGGGCATCACCAGCCCGGCGCGACCGTGGTTCAGACTGATCCCCGACGATCCCGGCCTCGCAGACTACGGCCCCGTGAAAGAACACCTGCACGCCGCCCAGCGCGAGATGCGGCAAATGTTCCAGTCGTCCGGCCTGTACACCGTCCTGCACGTTCTATGGGGCGACCTCGGGCTGTTCGGCACCGACTGCGCGATCCTAGAGGACGACGCGATCCACGGCATCTACGGGCAGGCACTTGTGCCCGGCGAGTATTGGCTAGGCGCGAACGCACGCGGCATGGTCGACACGCTCTACCGCGAGTATCGCATGACCCTGAAGCAGGTCGTCGGAAAGTTCGTGTTCAAGAACGACCCGAGCGGCAAGCCTGACTGGTCCGTCGTATCGCCCGCGATCAAGACCATGTGGGACCAGAGCAAGTACGCCGAGAAGATACCCGTGCGGCACCTGATCATGCCACGCCACGAGCGCGACAGCCGCCTGAAGTCGGCGAACAACAAGCCGTTCATGTCGACGTACTGGGAAGCTGGCGAGAGCAGCAGACTGATGGGCGACCTTGGCTACGACCAAGACCCGATCCTTGCGTCACGCTGGGAAGCTGAAGGGACTGACACGTACGGGACCAGCCCGGCGATGGACGCCCTGCCGGACGCCAAGGAACTGCAACGCAAAGAGCGTGACAAAGCCGAGGCGATCCGCCGGATGAACCGACCGCCAATGAACGCGCCGGTCGAGATGCGCAACAGCCCGTTCAGTCTCATGCCTGAAGCCGTGAACTTCATGGCGGACCCGGGCAAGGGCCTCGTGCCGTCGTACCAAGTTGCGCCGCCACTGTCTGACCTGCGCCTCGACATCGAAGACAGCGAGCGCCGGATCAACGATGCGATGTACGCAAACCTCTTCCTGATGATCGCCAACCTAGATCGCCGCCAGATCACGGCACGCGAGATCGACGAGCGCCACGAAGAGAAGTTGCTGGGCCTCGGCCCGGTCTTGGAACGCCAGCACCGCGAGAAGCTGGCCGTCGTGATCCGCCGCGTCTACGCGAGGGCGGTTGAAGGCGGCAAGGTTCCACCGTTGCCCGCAGACATGGGCGGCATGGGCGTGCGGGTCGACTACATCTCGACACTGGGCCAAGCTATGAAAGCAGTCGCGACCGGCGGCATGGAACGCCTGTATGGCTTCATCGGGAACCTTTCAGCAGTGGACGGCACCGTGATGGACAAGATGAACAACGACGTCGCAATCGACGAGTACGCCGACATGGTCGGAGTGCCGACGAATATCATCCGCCCGCAAGACGAAGTCGAAGGCATACGCCAGCAGCGCCAAGAGCAGATGGAGCAGCAGCAGCGTATCGACCAAGCCGGGCAAGTCGCGGAAGCCTCGCAGAAGGGCGCACAAGCGGCGTCCGTGCTGTCCGAAAGTGACAGCCCGAGGAACGCGGACATCCTTGATCAACTCGGGCTACGTTGACGCAGCGTACGAAAGCAGGAGATAAAAGGCTATGACACAGACACCGAACCAACAACTGTCCAGATCGCAGCGCAGAGTGCTGCAACAGCTACGGAACGACGCCGAGGCCGTGCTCACGCACGAACCTTCGATGCGGTTCCTATGCCGGATCATGGCAGAGTGTCGGTACCATGACGACCCTTTCGCCGGGAACTCGAACACGACGTTTCGAAACCTCGGCGAACAGGAAGCGGCACGCAAGATCGTACGCGCACTAGAAGCGGTCGATCCCAACGCGCTGATCAAGTTGCTGACGACAGCAGCGAAGCACCGGGCGAACTCCGCCCAACCAAACGAGGAAGCAAACGATGAATAATTCCACAGTGTCGTGGCTCCTTGGATTGAACGCCCCTACGTGGGCACCCGCAGACGAGGGTGCAGGCGGAAGTGGTGGTGAGACCGATGGAGAGACTGGCGGCGAGACTGGCGGCGAGACTACCGGCGACGAAGGGGGAACCCCTACCGACGGTACTGTTCTTGGCGGAGACCAAGCGGACGAAAAGCCTAGCGAAGGCACGCAAGACGGCGAAGCCCCGAAGGACGAAGGCGACAACCCGAATGACGACAAGAAGTCCGAAGACGGAGACGGTGACAAGGATGGCGATACGCCGGTCGACGGGGCTGACGAAGTCCCTGAAGACGGCGTGTACGATTTTGAATTGCCGGATGATGTTGGCGTATCAGACGAAGCGAAGCAAGCATGGTCGGAGCAGTTCAAAGAGATCGGACTGACCCGCGCGCAAGCCGCCAAATTGGTGGAAACGCAGACCGCGCAGGTTCAAGCGGAACAGAAGGCGTTTGCCGACTTCCTTGAGAACCAGCAGACCGAACACCTCGCCGCCGGTAAAGCGGACAAGGACATCGGTGGTGACAAGTGGGACGAAAGCACCCGCTTGGCGAACCAAGCATTGCAAGCGTTTCAAGGCACGGCGATCAAAGACTTGATCTTGTCGTCGGGCAACGGCAACAACCCCGAGATGATCCGCGAACTGCGGCGTATCGGGGAGATGGTCAAGGACGACACGTTCGAAGACGGCGCGTCGCACGAGGAACCAGCTACGAAAGAGACTTCGTGGTATGGTTCTACAACCCCTAGCAGCAAGAAAGGCTGATCCAAATGCCAACCCCAACCATAGGACAGACGTTTCTGACGCTCGCGGACCTTCGCAGGCAGCAGAACAAAGACGACACAATCGCCGACATCATTGAGATTATGGCGACCCAGAACTCCATGTACGCTGACGCGCCAGTGGAAGAATGTAACTCCGGCGACGAGCACCTGACTACCGTACGTGCTGGTCTCCCCGCTCCGACATGGCGCAAGCTATATCAGGGTGTGCAACCATCGAAAGGCACCACGGCGCAGGTCAAGGACAGCACAGGCTTCCTCGAAGACTGGTCCGAAGTCGACGCCAAGCTGGTCGAGAAGTCGAAGAACCCACAGAAGTTCCGCATGAACGGAGCGAAGGCGCACATCATGGGCATCGCCCAAGAAGTTGCGTCGACCGTGATCTACGGCGACACCGCGACTGACCCAGAGAAGTTCCTCGGCCTTGAGCCGCGCTACAACTCGCTGTCCGCCGCAAACGGCAACCAGATCGTTGACGCGAAAATCGCCGCCGACACCGGCAACGACTACACGTCGATCTGGTTCGTTGGCTGGGGCGAAGAAGGCACGCACCTGCTCTACCCTGAAGGTTCGCAAGGCGGTCTCCGTCGCGAAGACAAGGGCGTACAGACCAAAGAACTGGCAGACGGTTCTCTGTATGATGTCTACCGCGAGAAGTTCGCGCAAGACATTGGCTTGTCCGTACGCGACTGGCGTCAGAACGCCCGCGTGGCGAACATCAACGTGGCGGACCTGAAGGCGGGCACGGCTGGCAAAGTGCCTGATCTGACCGACCTGATGATCTCGGCGTACTACCGTCTGGATAACCCCGGCTTGGCTGGTACGAACCTCGTGATCTACGCGGGGCGTCTGATCGCAGAGCACCTGCACAAGCAGGCGATGTCTGGCAGCAACATCAACCTTTCCTTGCGAGAGTTTGAGGGTAAGCCGGTCACGCACTTCCTTGGTATCCCGGTCCGTCGTGAAGACGCGATCTTGGAGACCGAGGCCCAAGTCACCTAAGACTGGTGATCCCTAACGCCTCGGCACGAGCCGGGGCGTAAACAAACGAGACAGGAGAAAAGACATGATCTTCGACAAGCAAGCCCTGTTCTCGGATGCGCAGGCGATCACCGTGACCGCTGCATCTACGAACATCATCGACAACGGCGCACCGGGCACGCCGAAGCACGCGAAAGCGGCAATCACGCAGGACCTTGGCAAGGGCCGTCCCATTGAGATCGCGATCCAAGTGGTCGAGGACCTCGACGCGGCGGGCGCAGGCACGCTCACGGTGACGCTGGAAGTGGCGGACAACGAGGCGTTCAGCTCCGGCAAGGAAACCGTGGCAACCACGGGCGCGGTCGCCAAAGGTGATCTCGTGGCAGGCAAGAAGTTGCTCATGGCCTACCTCCCCGAAGGTGTGAACAAGCGATACATGCGCTTGAATTACACCGTCGGCACCGGACCCATGACCGCCGGTAAAGTAACCGCTGGGCTGGTCTTCGGGCACCAGAACTGGGCCGCATAAAATGGATGCGGTCGTAGTGAGAAAAGGACAGTACGGTGGCCGGATGCGTTTGCCCGGCGACCGTGTGGCACTGAAAAAGGGCGACGAGTTGCGCTCTTGGATGGTGACAGCGGATAGTGCGGAAGGTCGTCACCTGACCGGTGGCAACGAACCCACGGGGCGTACAGCCCGCGAGATCGCGGACGAACTCGCAGTCGCCACGGGCCGGGACGCGAACGCGTCGGCGGTCCGAGACTTGAACATACGTATCTCTGAACTCGAAGACGAGAACGTAGCACTGCGCGCCAAGCTGGACGAAGCGAACTCCGTACGGGAGCCAAAGAAGAAGGCCGCACCCAAAGCGGAACCAGAACTTGACGCCGCCGAAAGCGAGGACGCGTCCGACGACGACGAGACGACACCCGTGGAAACCCCACAACCGAAGTCGCGTCGACGCCGCTCATAAGAACCACCTTCGGGCGAGAGATCGCCCGGAGTGTTAGACGATCAACAGGAGAGACGCCGTGGCCGTTCCGGGAAAAGTCGACATCTGCAACATGGCGCTTGACCACTTCGGCAAGCCGTCAATCGTATCGCTGACCGAAGGGTCGGCGGAAGCGCAGGCGTGCGGGCGGCAGTACGACATCGCACGACGCAGCGCGCTGGTTCGAAGCCCGTGGACCTTCGCCCGGCGGCACCGCAAGCTGGCGGAACTGACCGTGAACCCGCTCGAAGACACGTGGCAGTTCCGGTATGACCTGCCGAACGATTGCCTGAAGCTGCACCAGCTTCTCTTGCCCGGCGAGAGAGCCTCGCGCAACCGCCCGGCGTCGCCACACTACATCGAAGAGGGCACGGTCTACACGGACCTGCCGTCGGTGTGTGCCCTCTACATCCTCGACAGCACCGACGTTCTAAGCTGGAACTCTATGTTCGACGAAGTCGTCGCGCTGGCGCTGGCGCTGCGCCTCGCTCCGGCCTTCACACGACGCAAGTCGGACATCGACACGCTGATGGATATGTTTCGCGAGATGCTGAACGAGGCAATCGAAGAGGACGCAGCGCAGGACACCGAACAGTACACCGTCTACCGTGGTGGCTACGTCGACGCACGCGACAGCGGCGGCGGGGGCGGCGGACCGCAGACGGACGGCTCGACGATCTGGGGGTCATAAGAAATGGTTCGCATAGTCCAAGGCGCGTTCAACGCAGGCATAATCTCCGAGGGCATGTACGCCCGCACAGACACCGAGAAGTTCCAGAAGGGCCTCAAGGACGCAAAGAACGTCGTCGTACGCCCGCAGGGCGGCATACAGAACCGGGCGGGCTTTGCATCGGCTACCCGGCACGACACATCCGACGGCGCGGGCAACTACCAGTGGCTGATCCCCTTCGCCTTCAGCACCGTCCAGACATATCAGCTTGAGTTCTCGAAGGACGTCATACGCGTGATCCGCGAGGGCGCGTACGTGCTCGACACGAACGGCAAGAATGAAGAGATCGCCAGCTTCACGACCGAAGGGCAGGCGCAGGTCGTGCTGAAGAACCCCGTGGTCCTGAGCGACTACCCGATCAACTCGCTCGTGTACGTGTCGGACCCTGACGGCGACCACAAGCTGCATGAGGCGATCCTGCGGATCACTGCGAACGCCAGTGACGGGACCTTGAGGTTCGCCGTGTTCGACGGCTCGTACCTCGACACCACGACCGGCGACTGGGGCACACTCGGGCCGAACGCCAAGCTGTTCAACGTGTACCAGTTCGTCAACCCGTACGATCTAAAAGACATGCCGCGGGTTCGCTTCGCGCAGGACGCAGACACGATGTACTTCGCGCACCCGCTATACCAGCCCCGCAAGATCGGGCGCACAGCCCACGACAACTGGGCGATAAGCGTCGTCAGTTTCGCGCCGGACGTGCCCGCCGTGACCGGCATCTCGGGGTTCGTGGTGGAAGGCCCGGATGTCACAACGAAACAGGAATACTATTACGTCGTGACCGCGATCATGGACGACACCTTCGATGAGGGCCTGCCCGCAGGCTCCGTCATGTTGGAGAACGACCTGTTCTTCCGGGGCAGCATCAACACGATCACATGGAACGCCGTCTCCGGCGCGTACCGCTACGCGATCTATCGCAAGTACGCGGGGGTCTACGGCTACATCGGATCGACGACAGACCTGCAATTCCCCGACGAGAATATCACCGCCGACCCGTCGCGAGGCGTGCGCCTCGACCGCGTACCATTCCCCGGCGCGGGCGACTACCCGTCCGTGGTCTCGTTCTACGAGCAGCGGCTTGCGTACGGCGCGACCATCAACGACCCGCAGCTTGTCGAGATGTCGCGTATCGACGCCGTCGAGAACTTCTCGAACACCTACCCGGCACTGCCGGACGACGCGTTCCGCTTCAGACTGCGAGACAACAAGGTGAACCGGGTCCGGGGGTTCGTTCCGACGGACAGCTTCTTGATCTTGACGAGCGGGGGCGAGTGGGAAATTGCGCCGCAAGGCGACGGAGAATACCAGCGCCCGGACAAGCGGAAGCTGGCACCGCAGTCGACCTACGGATCGGCAGACATTGAGCCGCTGTTCACCGGGTCCGTCGTGATCTACGTCGAGCCGTCACGCAACGTCGTACGGGACTTCAAGACCGGCATGAGCGGCGAGCCGCCGGGCGACCTGACCGTGCTCGCGAAGGACCTGTTCGAGAACCGGCAGATCACCTCATGGGCGTACGCGCAAGCGCCGGACAAGATCGTCTGGGTCACTCTGGACGACGGAACGCTCTTGACCATGACCTACATGCCCGAACACGACGTCTGGGCGTGGACACGGCACGAGATCGGCGGCGAAGGCTACGTGCGGCAGGTAAGCGTGACACGCGAAGGTGTGCGCGATGTACCGTATATCGTGGTCACACGCATGGACGGCGCGAACGAAGTCACGTTGGTCGAGCGCCTAGCGAACCGCGAAGACGTCGTGGTCGAAGAAGCCTTCTTCTGCGACGGGGGCTTACAAGCCTTCTTCGACACGCCGGTCACAGAAGTCACCGGCCTATTGCACCTGCGCGGCCTGACGGTCGTCGTGCTCGCGGACGGCGACGTCGTCGAGGACCTTGTCGTGG